TAAAATGATTTCAGGGGAGCTTAAAGCCATTTCAGACATGCAAAACGAAATTATCACGCTTCAGCTCATTGATGAAGAAAATCAAAAGTGAGGTTTTATGCGGCTCATCACGTAAATCACGTATATAGAGCTTCCCAGATATTGCATCATGTGTGAAAACGATTATTTTTTTCACGTGATCTACGTGATGTCTCTAGAACTGTTACAGGCTACCAAAATATGCACAATTCTTATATCACGTGGGTGTGATCCCACATAATACACTTGAATAGGGGCTCACGCGCATGAATCGTTTCAAAATGTTGAAAAAAGTCTAGAAGGTTCTATAGGTGTATTATATGGTAGGTCGTAATAGAAGATTTGAAGGTCATTCTGAATGGATGAATGAGTTTAATAAAATACACAACCCGGATTATTACTATGGCAGACAAAAAACCCAAAAAAAGAAAACCGAGAAGAAAAAGAAAACTAGTAGAACCTACGCAGCCCAACGAAATCCCGTATTTAAAGTATCGGATTGAGTGGATGGATATTTTATCTGATTCAGGGTGGGCTACTGATAAAGAATTTCATCGAATGAAATTAGCTTTCCCAGTTAATGAAGGGTGGTTGTTTAGTAAAGATAGGTATACCATTAAAATGTTTGCATCTTATGATATTGATCATGACACAAATGAAATGACGTTTGGGGATAGAACTATGATTCCTCTTGCGTGTGTTAAGAAGATGGTTAAACTTAAGTGAGTGTTGACTGGTTGAGTGAAGAGAAGTATAACATATGGAAGGAGGATTTAATGCCTAAAAAGAAAAAGAAGAAAAAACTTAAAAAGAAAAAGAAAACTAAAAAGAAAAGGAAATAGTTATGAACAAAGCAGTTCAAAAAATTAAGAAAATTAAAGCTGCCATAGATAAATTGGAAGCTAAAGAAGAAACTCTTCTTGAAGACTTAGACGAAGCTATTGAAGAATTAGAAGAATCTACCGAAGACTAAGATGTGGAATCCTGATCGGATTGTGTTTGTTTCGTTACTGCTAGTTTCGGTGCTGGTTTTGATTCATTGGTACTTTCTACATCTATAACTTCTTCAGGTGTTATATTAATAATCTTACGATTACTCTTTAAGAGTTCGGCAAGTTCTTTATTCATTTCATCCTCGGTCTTATCATCATCGAGTGTGCCATGTAGAATATGTTTTTGTTCTACATAGAGTCCACCCGCTTTTCCTCTCATATGCTCAGCGTTAGCTGCAGCTGAGAATGATCTATGTTTGAGTGCTGAATCTCTGATACGTGCCAGTTCTGTCACATGTCTGCCATAATTTACTTTATAACGATTTCGTTGTTCTTCCCTGAGTTCTCCAATGTGTTTAACGACCAGAGGAAAGTATTCTGGATTTTGTAGACGTGATGCCATTGGACGTGCATTGTTGGGTTCATAGCCTGCTTCAATAGCACATTCATAATCAAATTTACGTCCTTCATACAGAATAAGTAGTTCTGCGAATTTACGTTGCATTTCTGTTAATCTTGATGGAACTCCCATACTTGACTTTTTAAGCCAACAATTGTAAAAAGTCAACATGGATAAAGACATAGATATATGGAAACAACGTAATGAAATACTACATAAAAAGGTAGACAGACAGATGGATGAAATAAAAGACTTACAAAAGAAAGGTGAAACCATTTTTGATTTAGCTAGACGATTTCCTGATAAAACATATAGGGAGTTGGAAAAGTATAGAGATGCAGACAGACAGGAAGAAGCCGACAGTATTCCTCTAACAGATACACAGAAGGGTTTAGTTCAAACTGTAGAGGAGGCTATTAATAAAAATAAAGGTGTTTGTGTAACGGGCGCTTTGAAGAGAGATTTATTGCAAGAGGAGTTGGATAGAGTGAAGGAAGAAAATAATGATTTGTTTTTGAGGATTGCAGAGCTTACAGAGATAGAAGAGTCTCATCGTAAAATGAATGGTAAACTGCAGGAAAGACTAACTGAAGTTGAAGAGGACAATAAAAAAATAGCTAAACAAGTGGAAGACCAGGTTGAACGAGTGCGTAAGGCAGGTCTGTAATGTTGAGAGGTAGAGATTTAATTATGCTGTTTGACCGATTCGTTGGACCTAAAAAAGGCAGCGGTGTCGCACAGGATGCTAGAGTGCAAGTTCGTACACCTGATGGTAGACATTACGATGTAATGGGTGTAGACCTCGTTGAAAATAAAATTTTTGGTTCGCGTGAAACCCACAGAATAGTTATTTCTACACATGAAGAAGTTGCTCCAATGGGTAAACCAAAGCTCATTATATAATGTAGCTGTTGGCTTAAAATAGACCATGGGTCCAGAAAGAAAATTATGGTATGAGCTTAAAAGAAATACACCTCAAATTAAATGGACAAGGCTGGAAAATACTAGCTTACTTGGTACTCCTGATCTATTGGGCTACAATACTTCTGGGCACTTTTTCACTGTTGAATTAAAAGCAACATCAGCCAACAAAATTAAGTTTTCGCCTCATCAAATTGCATTTCATATTCGTCATCCGAAGAATACTTTCATCTTAGTAAAGTCGCTCGGTCAGAGCGACCTAAAACTTTTTCAAGGAACACAAATCAAGGAGCTTGTTGCTTGTGGCTTTAGGCTTGAAGCTTGTAGCTTGGGGCTTAAATCAGTAATTGAGACGCTTGAGGCTTGCGGCTTGTAGCTTGAGGCTTGCCCCTTGAGACGGTGAACAAGTAACCGGGCTCTTCATGGCTAGTGTTTAGGGTATGAGACATTGTCTACCTTCCGGTCCCAACAGTTCCGACAGCTTTTACACTCGTTGCCCTGTTTTGAAGCAGGACATGAGAAGCTGCCAGTACTAACTGTTGACGTCCAGGGCCAAAATTTTACTGGCGCCTGGTCGATTCGATGTGAGGACACACGAATAATTAAATTTTTCGGAATACTGTCATGATTTAATGGCAAAAATTTGACTTCACGGGTTGGCAGCCAGTGACTGGTCTCCGGCGTCCTGTTACAGACTTCAAAAATTTGTTTTAAATGCCATGAGCTCTGGATGTCCCCTGAGTCATGCCAGCGGAACCATGGTTCACCCTTAATGAGCACAGTCATGGCCAGGACCCATTGCGGATGCTGTAGTGACTCGAGCCTTCGAGCTAGCGCCAGTCTAACATTGCGGAAATTATAACGTCCTTTTAAAGCATAACAGCCTTCACATACTGAGCCCGGGATCTGGACCAGCTTGGCCCCTGTTATGCATGCCTGAGCGGGCAGGTTATACGCTGGCCCTGGCATTTTAGATGGCTTCGACAGCCCTCCGGTTATTTTTCTTGCTTCCTTTTTAAGCATTTTAAAAATCTTTCTACTTTCTTAATGTATGATGTTGAGAGCTGATCATTGGGTCGTGTAAAATAATCCAACAACCAGTATTTTCTTTGCATTCTTTTTACTATCATATGAACATGGCCAATTTATGACGCTTGCGGCTTGAGGCTTGGCGCTTGTGGCTTCCTTCAACCCTGAGGCTTGGAGCTTGCAGCTTCTGGCCATTAATAAAAATCCGGGGGCCAAAGCGCTCCCAGCTGTTACTCATGATCTTGAGCTCAGCTGCGATGGTTGCCAGCTGGCCCGGGTTAGCGTGTGATATTTCTATTGTGAATTTTTTCATTGTGTTTCTTTATAATTTCTCTGGCTCCTGTCACGCTGACAGTGCCGCCGTTGGCCTTCGCAGCCTGAAGCATTTTTTCCAGGACTTTTATTTTTTCTTCTTTGGGAGTTTTTCTATCTAAGAATTTTTCAAGTTTCATGTTTTTATTCTATCTTTCATAACTGTATCCTACAATATCCCAGCTGTAATGTCAAGCCTGCTTGCTGCTTGGAGCTTGAGGCTTGCAGCTTTTTTCTTTTTTTATTTTTTGGCCAAGCCACTCTATCTCAGAGACAGCGTTAATAGATTACCAAACCTAAACTTGACCCCAGATCCAACAGACTGCGTTTATACCTCTAGGGTGCATCATCCCCCCGATATCAAGGGTTGTTGGATCAGGGCTCAAGTTTATTCAGTTAAATATACCCAGATAAATCCAGCTATAAATAAGAATACATAAAACCATATACTTTCTAAAATCATTTTAACTCTTTTTATATTCTTCTATTTTACCATTTAAAAAAGACTTGTGTAATTCGTCTTGTCTGGCTAATTCTTTATCGCATTGTCTTATTTTATGTTCACAATATATAAACAATAAAAAACCACCTAGTATTAAACCAAGTCCAATTAACATTATTATATTATAGTCTATCATATTTCCTCTTTCTAGCCACAATCTATACAAGCCCCTATTACTTGTGCCGACCATTCATCAGGTTTTGGGCTACAACCACAAATTGTGCATTCTGTATAATTCATATAATATCTTATATAAACCCTTGCTTTTTAAAAGTCAATAGCTTATAAATATATTTTTAAACACTAACAGAAAGGACACAATGAGTAGAATAAGACTAAATCAAGAGTATCGTAATAAAATCGCAAATCGTATGCGAGTACACTTGGAACAAGAGGAAACGCAAGAGAAAGAAAAATTCTTTCAATTAAGAGAGAGTTTTTTAGACAAGCAAAATAAAACTTGGAAACTTGCACAAGAATGCGTGACTAGACAATATCCTAAAAAAGATGTTGAACTTGCACATTATCTTCAAGACAAATATCCAAATGTAAATACTATTGCGAAAGATAGTTGTTTTCATTTTGGTTATATGAAAAAAGATGACGCAACAGATGAAGATGATAAATACGAAACTCAACACTTTGACTTTCGTTTAAATGGAGATGTTGATGGGGTTGATCGTCAAGATGATATGTATAGTTATAGTCCACAATCACGTGACTTTGCTTATGCTTATTTTAGAGATGAGTTGAAAGCAAAAGAAAACTGTAATCCAGATATAAATATAGAAATGGATAACAAGCCGAGCAATCCACACCAAACTAAATTTAATGACGCAAATGAAAAAGCATTAGGATTTAGTGGTGGCAAAGGAAATGAAATATCTCACGCGAGAGATTGGAACAATGACTATGAGTTGGATTTAATTGGTCGCGAGTATTGTAGAGATAGACAAATACCAGTTTCAAAAGATGAGTTTCAAACTTTTGTAATCTGGCAACAAGCCAAAGGTCAATTAATAATGGCACATTATAAATGGATTAAATCTGTCTTAGATCAAATGAATAAAGTTATTAAACCTTGTTTAAAATCCTGGAGATATTTAGATGAAGCGTTAGAGTTCTCAAAAGAAAGTGGACTAGCTTTAGATGAGGCAGAAATCATTAGAACTAACTCTACTGGTTTAGCTTTATACAATCCTAAAAATGCGGCTGAGATGTTAAAGTCAATGAAGAATAAAAACCAAACAAGAAAGGATAAAATATTAGCAAGAATAAAATACGAAGAACAAGCACAAAAATAGGGTATTGACATATCTGGGATTATCTGATTTAATCCCAGATAACAGAAAGAGGACATATGAAAGAAAGTATAAAAGAAAAAATATTAGCAATGAAAGATGAGGATATATTCTTCATTACTTACTATGCTAAAAAGTACGAGGAAATTATTACTCGTAAAGCAACGTGGACAAAACCTAATACAGATACGCAAGGCAAACATTTTGTTTCGAAAGATGGAAATGATTGTTTTATCTATTGGGATTTAGACGCAACTCCTAACAAGAATGGAAACCAATGGCGACAAGCGGTTAATCCAACTAGAGTGGAGATGGCTAATGTTTAAACTAGATCCAAAAGCATACAAAGGCAATCCAACAACTGAACTCATTGCGAAAGTAGTTCACGAGATTGGACATATGTTTGATGTTCTCTCGCCTAAAATTCTTGAAAATAGAACAAGAATAATGGCTCTTGAACAAAAGATAAAAGACCTGGAGAATAAAAATGACAGATAAAATAAAAAGAACAAATCCATACTCAGGTCAATCTGAAATGCTAACACTTGAAGAAGCAAAGTTATACGACAAGGTTAAGCAAGATGAGATTGATGGGAACTATGAGGATATGCAAAAGGGGTTAGATAAGTTTAGCAGATTAAATGCTAAGGCTTATATGACTTTGTTAGACTAATGAAATATTGCCAAGGTCCTAAATGCCACGAGTATAGAACAAAGGACCGCATACGCGGTCCTAAAGGCGCTAAGCATTATCAGACTAGAAGAAGAAGCAGCTTCTATTATCTTGGTGGCAATGCGTGTTCAATGAACTGTCAAGATGATTGGTTTAGAGAGTTTGGTGAGCAGGCTCTCAATCACTTCGGCAAAATAGTTGAGCCTAAAAGATTAGATTGTGATAATGCTTGGTATAAAGATTATGATTGGCGCAATGGAACTGATCATTACTTCGTTAATGATTTACTAGGTCAACGCATACCAATTACACAAGAACAATATCAAGATAAGAATTTAACTCGACCGAGTTAAGTCCTCAAGAGCCACGCGACTAGCGTCGCGTGGCTTGCAACTTGTTGCTTATTATTAATATATATATAGATTGATAGAGGTACCAGGTCCATTCCGAAAAAAGACAATTCCTTAAACACTAAAACACTTAATCTAAAAAGGGGTCCCACTCCTTTAGACTATATTGCTTGATTTAGACAGTCAGTGCTGGTAAATACGTTTTGAGTCCCATAATATAAAAATTATGCAAAATTTTTTAACATTAGAAGAAATTGTAAAAAGAATAGAGAAGTTACCTCCTGATCTTAGACGGAAAGCCAAGAAGAAGCTCCTTGTGCTCAGTCGCACGAAAACAATTAATGAAATTAAAGGGGACTTTCTCACATTCGTTAAACACATGTGGCCTGATTTTATAGAGGGGTCCCATCATAAAATTATTGCAAAAAAATTTAATCAATTGGCGTCGGGTGAAATTAAACGTTTGATTGTGAATATGCCACCCCGTCATACGAAATCAGAATTTGCATCCTATTTGCTTCCTGCGTGGATGATCGGTAAGACACCTAATTTAAAAATTATTCAAGCGACTCACACTGCTGAACTGGCTGTACGTTTTGGTCGTAAAGCCAAACACTTAATGGATACGGAAGAATATAAAAAAGTTTTTCCAACCAGACTCATGGAAGATAGCAAAGCCGCTGGTCGCTGGGAAACTGATCAGGGAGGCGAGTACTTTGCCGTTGGAGTCGAGGGAGCCGTAACCGGAAGAGGAGCGGATCTTTTGATTATTGATGACCCTCATTCTGAGCAAGACGCCATGTCCAAGAAGGCAATGGAACGAGCTTATGAATGGTACACAACCGGTCCACGACAAAGACTTCAGCCAGGAGGAAGAATTGTCCTCGTTATGACGAGGTGGAATACGAAAGATCTTACTGGCATTTTACAAGCCGCTCAAAAAGAACCCAAAGCTGATCAGTGGGATGTGGTGGAATTTCCTGCCATCCTTCCTTCAGGTAAACCTGTGTGGCCAGAATACTGGGACGTGGAGCAGCTCTTAAGTGTCAAGGCTTCAGTAGCTTTACCCAAATGGAATGCTCAATACATGCAGAATCCAACGTCGGAAGAAGGAGCCCTTATTAAAAGGGACTGGTGGCGTAAATGGAAAGATCCGCAGATGCCAAGATTGAAACATGTCATTCAAAGCTATGATACCGCTTATTTGAAAAAAGAATCTTCTGACTTTTCAGCGATTACAACGTGGGGAGTGTTTTCCACGTCTGAAGATACACCGGACAATTTAATCCTGGTTGATGCTGTGAAAGAAAGAATGGAGTTTCCAGAATTAAGGCGCAAGGCGCTTGAACTCTATAAATATTGGGAACCTGATACGGTCATTATTGAGTCTAAGGCGGCAGGACTTCCTTTGGCCTTTGAACTGAGAAACATGGGAATCCCCGTTGTTAACTTTACACCGAGTAAAGGAAATGATAAGCATAGTAGAGTAAATGCGGTCGCACCTCTTTTTGAGTCCGGCCGAATTTGGGCTCCCTTGGAGATGGAGTTTGCACAAGAAGTAATTGAAGAATGCGCTTCCTTTCCATACGGTGATCATGATGACTTGGTCGATAGTACGACTCAGGCGGTCATGAGATTTAGACAAGGTGGGTGGATTAGTCATCCTGAAGACTATAAAAACCCGAAGAAACCAGTTATGACTAGAGAATATTATTAAAATGGCAGACAAGTTTAACGGTATTACACAAATTATTGGAATGATTCCTCGAGGAGGAAAATTTGCTAAGAGTGTAGTAAATTTTGTGCATAAGGCTAATCAAAATTGGCCTAAGTTTAAATCAGCTATTAAACAGATTGATGATCTTCTTAAAGAAGGAAGATTGAAATTGGATGGGAAACAGAAAACTAACTTCGAGGCCAATAAAAATATTTTAAAGGCCCATGAGAAAGCAACGACCGAGAAAGCGAAGTATGATGATATAACTAAAAAGATGTGGAAAGATAGGAAAGAGTATCCTCCTTTTAACACCTCTAAAGAAGATTTTACCAAAGGCTGGACACCTACGGTGGTGGAACGTCAAAATCTACGAAAGGTTTATAAAGATCTTACTGTCCCTGAAACCAAATATACTCCAGCAATGGAAAAGATTGATGAGGAACTTAATGAACTCATGCTTTATCAGCAGGGTAAATATAGTCATTTAGGACAAGAACAAAAAACTGAACTTTTTAATAAACTTCAAGCAGAGATGAAGAGGTTAATTGACATTGCTAAGAAAGAAGATCTAACAAAGCTTTCGTTGTCTCAGATTAATAAAAAAAGTCACGATCTTCAAAGAAGAATTCGAGAGATTGCCGATAATCCTGATATTAAAGGAACCGTTCATAAAGGTCCTAAAGCGGATATGATCAAAGCTCTTTATGACAGTGAAAATGCAGCTCTCATGAATGCTCGGAAGGTGATCACGAAAAAAAATTCTGAACTTAAATATGGAAAGAAATATCCCGTTTTAGATCCTGAAAATAATTCTTTTATTATTATGGGTTTAGATGAAGTAGGAAACCCAATAAAGGTGGGTAGATTCACCGGCCGGTTCGGTGCTACTAAAGATCCAAAGACGGGAGAACTAACCCGTAAAGAAGGAACAGCGTGGTGGGATAAATGGGATGTTAAAAAGAATAAAATGAGAGAAGAAGGAAAAGAAGTCTGGCATGAAACGGTAGACCGTGAAGGAAAGACGCTTATGTCTAATCCAGAGTATAAAATTCCTAAAACAGAACGCCTGGACATTCAAACGGAGTTATATACTAATTTAAGTACCAGTGACCTGGCTAAAAAAGGATTTAAACTTTCAGAGATTGATATGATTGTTAAAGGCAGAATTGCTAGAAAATATTTAGAGAAAACTAAAAGTAAAGATACTTCTATTAGTATGCACCAACAAACGAACACTAATGAAATCGGCGATATTATGGAAGATCTCTATAATCGAGGCGATGATGTTTATAAAATGTCCATCGAAGAATGGATCAAGAAAATTCCTGAGTACTTTGCTCACGGCGGAAGTGTACCTGGTTTTGCAACCGGCGGAGTCTCAAATCTCTTTCGACAGCGACAAGGCTTTCAAGATGGCACCACAATGGATTTAAAATATATCAATCCAGCATTTGATACTTCAGAAGGAATGCTTTCAGGTGTAGGAGGTTTTCCAATAGTTCCTGCGGCAGTAAGTGGAATTGCATTAGCCCTCAGTCAAAAAGACAAAGATAAAAAGGTACCCCAAAAAAAGAAAGCACCTAAACTTCCTGATCCAAAACCACCTTTTAAAATAGGTGATTTGATTATTGATTTTATTGTGGCTAATAGTCGTCAGCCTACACCAAGTGAAGAACTTCGACTTAAAGAAATACTAAGAGTAGCTAAAGAAAAAGCAGAAGGAAGTACATCTCAAAAACTTTTGGAAGATGAAGTTATAACCACCGATGGCGATATCGAGAAAAGAGCTAATAAAAATAGAGCACCAACAGATGACGAAATAGAGGACTACATGGAAGACTTACATCATGGCGGTGAACTGAGTTGGCATGATTTCGGCAGTACCGTAGCTGAACTTGATGCCGCAGTTGAAGAAGCCAAAGCTTATGAACGACAAATGTATGATGAATACAAAACTGGAAAATTAGATAAGTATATGTCTATGGACGCTAAACTGGAAAGAGTTTTAAGTGCAGACGATGCTGACAGACCGAGTGGTTATGATCCTGATGAAGAAGAGGAAATTAGAGCGTATGGTGACGAAAAGGACAGAATAGCAATTGCAAAAATGAATGAAGCTGAGGAACGTGCTAAAGCGAAAGCAAGTGGAAGTCCTTGGTATACAGATCCTAAAACTCTTACT